GATGGTTCGTGCAGTAAATCAGGACACCTTCCAACCCAAGATTGGATTCAAGACTCGTTATGGAATGGTTGCAAATCCATTCGCTAAGGGTCGTGATCAAATCTCGTTCTCAAACGATGGTCTTGATACCGATAGCAATGTTTACTACCGTCTCTTCCGTGTAGATAACCTCCACGGTCAAACTGGTGGTTACGTCGCCTGATAACAAAGACTGAATAAGGTTCAGTAGCAGGGAGGGGCAAAACCCCTCCCTGTTTTTTTATACATACTATATGGACAACATTCAATCATATATTAATAATTTACCACGAACAGTTTTAGAAAACTTACCGGGTGATGTTTTAGTGCAAAATGATTATGAACCATCAAATAGGAATAAACTTACAAACAATAAGTTTTTATTCATACTTAATAGATGTCCAACATTCATGTATTTTTGCCAAAGAGCAAATATACCAGAATTAAGTATGGGTGTTAGTTTACAATCAAACCCAACATCTATGGATATTAAAAGACCAGGAACAAGACATGTTTTTGGTGACTTAATAACATCGTTTGTAGTTGATGAAGAAATGAAAAATTGGTTGGAAATATACAACTGGATTAGAGATTTGTCAACCGACACATATGCCGTTGGTGATATTTTGAAAGAGAAACAAAAAATATCTTCAGCAATGATGTATGTTTTATCTAGTGCATATAGACCAATAGTTAAAATTACATTTTATGATGTCTTCCCTACAAGTTTAACTGGAATAGATTTTGATTCATCATTACCAGATGTTGGTGCAGTTCAAGCAGCTGCCACATTTAATTTTACAAGATACGAAATTCAAGGAATAACTGCTTCTTGATTTTTGCCGGTTTTGTGATATACTATTAGTATGACTATTAAACTAAGTGAAATTCGTACAATGGCCGAGCAGGATATGAAGATTGATGGTTCGTCTTTGGACACAGAAAGTCTTCGCACACCACAAATTCACAATAAGTATCTTTCTATTATGTTGGATGAAAAACTGATTCTAAAAAAACTAGAATCGGATCTCAATGTAATAAAAAGAAACAAGTGGTTGTATTACTCTGGAAAAATGTCAGATGAACAACTTAAGGATCTTGGTTGGGAACCATTTGATTTAGCAATTCTTCGTCAAGATTTGGATAGGTTCATCGATAGCGATACACAGGTGATTGAAATTACAAATAAACTTGAACTACAAAAAGAGAAAGTAAATTACCTAGAGAATCTAGTGAAGGTCATTTCAAACAGAAACTGGAATATTCGCTCTGCAATTGATTGGATCAAGTTTACACAAGGACAATGATAAAAGTAAAACAAGTAGATGCAGTAAATTTAAAAGTCGATTGTGAAAAGGGAATTGCAAAAGAAATAAGTTCCTTCTTCACCTTCTCGGTTCCTAATTACCAATTTACACCAGCATATAAAAATAGACTTTGGGATGGAAAGATTCGTCTTTTCAATACTCTAACTCAAACTCTTTACTCTGGACTACTTGATTACTTGTTTAAGTTTGCAGAAGAACGAGGTTATAAGTTTGAATATGAACCTCTTGAAAATTTAAATTTAAAGTTTGACGAACAATCTGTCGATGAATTTTTAACTAGATTCAAATGCTACAGTGAGGGAAAAGAAATAACCCCACACGAATATCAAAAGAGTGCAGTAAAGCACTCATTGTTAAAACAGAGAGCACTTTTAATTTCTCCAACAGGTAGTGGTAAATCACTAATCATCTACCTTTGTGTTAGGTATCTCATGGAGAAATTACCACCACACAAGAAGATTTTGATTGTTGTTCCCACAACTGGTCTTGTCGGACAAATGGCAAATGACTTTCACGATTATTCAAATAAAGATGGATTTATCCGTAATTGTCATGCAGTCTATTCAGGTCAACCAAAAGAAACACCTCGTAGAGTAATCATCTCTACTTGGCAAAGTATTTACAAGATGAAGGAAGAATACTTCAAAGATGTTTTATGCGTCTTTGGAGATGAGTGTCACTTGTTTAAAGCAAAATCACTTACAACCCTAATGAGTAAAATGAAAGGTTGTGAATTTAGAGTTGGTACAACTGGCACTTTAGATGGCACTCATGTTCATAAATTAGTAGTAGAAGGATTGTTTGGTCCTGTATTTCGTGTCACTACAACTAAAGACTTGATTGATCAAAATTTTCTTTCTAATCTAAAAATCAATTGTCTTCTTCTTGAATATCCAGAGAATAAAGTAGAAGAAATTAAAAGAGCAAAATACATTGAAGAGGTTCAATGGTTAGTTGCAAACGAAGAGAGAAATAAATTCATAGAAAATCTATGTTGTAATCTAAAAGGTAATACTCTAGTCCTATTTAATTTTGTAGAGAAGCACGGATTGCCAATGTTTGATCGTATCAAATCAAATTGCAACAAACCATGCTATTTGATCTACGGAAAAACACAAGCAGATGATCGTGAAAGTATTCGACAAATTGTGAACAAACAAAAAGAAAGTATTCTAGTTGCTTCATATGGCACTTGTAGTACTGGTATAAACATCAAAAATATTCACAATATTGTATTTACTTCGCCATCAAAATCTGTAATTCGTGTGCTACAATCAATTGGCAGAGGACTTCGTAAAAGTGAAACAAAGGATAAGGTTACAATATATGATATAGGTGATGATCTTCGTTGGAAGAAACATCGCAACCATGCTCTCCGTCATCTAGATGAACGGATCAACCTATATAGTAATGAGAGATTTACATATGATGTTACAAAGATACGCCTAAAGGAGACACCATGAATTGCAAAATACTAAAACTAAAAAGCGGTGAAGAGGTTATTTCAATTCTAACGGAATCAAAGGGCAAATATACTCTTGATAATCCAATGTTATTTCGTTCTACAACTTTAATGAATCAAATGGGTCGACCATTTGAAATGACTACTCTAAAAGATTGGTTATATAATAGTGATACTAAATCTATAACAATACCTCGTAGTCATGTTGTTAGTTTAGTTGAACCATCGCAAAAATGTAGAACCATGTATTTGGATCAACTTAGTAATTTAAGTGCTATATCTACTGAAGTAGTTTCACAGGAAGATAGAGCAAATGCAGAAAAAGAAATGGAAGATATGTTCAATGAACTCTTTGAAAAGTTTGGTCCAGGTGGGGGAGGACTAGATGAAAAAGGAATTCCATTTATGGATGAAGAAACAGAAATTGAAATGGAAAAGATGGATGGAAAACAAATGATTTATATGAACATGGTTTTCCCACCCGAAATGATTATGAACCTAATCACTTCTGGTATTCTTGATCCCCGCGACATTCAAAAAATGATCAAAGAAGTCAAGAAGAAGAATAAATTTACTGGTGATGAAAAGGAAAGAAAAGATTTTGGAAACAAGTTTTCAGACTGGAATCCAGATCCCAACTCTGACGATTACGCTTGAAGAGGCCTTAGAGCTTCTTAGAGTATAGTTACTATTACCCTTTACCATAGCCTACACAGACATTGTAATGAGGTTGTCAAGGTTCGTCAACCAATTTTTTAGAAGATTCTTGATTTTTATATAATGAAAGGTATACTAGTAGCACTATGGGAAAGAAAAAGAAACCGAAGGTCGAAGAAGAGTTAGAACCAGAAATAGAAGTAGAAGAAGTAGAAGAAGTAGAAGAAACTACTAAATCTTTAAAACATTATGTTGATAATCAGCGTTTTTGTAAAGAAATGACTGAATGGAAAAAGTTAGTAAAAGAAGCAGAGGACTGCGACGAAAAACGTCCACCAGTAACTGATTATATTGCCGAATGTTTCTTGAAGATTGCAGAACATCTTTCCTATAGACCAAATTTTATTAATTACCCATTCTGTGAAGATATGGTTGGAGATGGTATTGAAAACTGTCTCCTTTATGCACACAACTTCGATCCCAAAAAATCAAAGAATCCTTTTTCTTACTTTACTCAAATAATATATTACGCTTTTCTCAGAAGGATAGAAAAAGAAAAAAAACAAGCGTATATTAAATACAAGTCCTTGCAGATAAACGATCCAGATGGTAAATTTGTAGACTGGTTGAAGGAAAACCAAGGATCTTCAACTTACACTGAATTTCTCCAGAAAACTTTTTTCTTAAGTGAACAAGACATTAAAAATTTAGAACCAAAGAAAAGAAAGAAACGCAAGAAGAAAGTTAAAAGTAAAAAAAAGTCAAATAGGTTATTTGAATGAAAATTGCCATTATAAATGATACTCACTTTGGAGTCAGAAATGACTCTCCTTTTTTCTTGGATCAATCTCTTGAATTTTTTGATAAAATATTTTTTCCATATCTAAAAGAAAATAACATTAAGAATGTTATTCATCTTGGTGATCTTTTAGATCGTAGAAAGTTTGTAAATTTTAATACTCTTTCCCAAGTACGAAAGCGTTTCTTTAAACCTTTAATTGATAATCAGATTAAGACTTATATCACTATTGGAAACCATGATACTTATTATAAGAATACCAATAGTTTAAATTCAATTAATGAATTATTTTTCAATGAGTCAGAGTATATTAATATTGTAGAAACACCTACTGCAATAGATTATGATGGCCTTTGTATTGGAATTATTCCTTGGGTTGCTAGGGATAATGAAGCAGAATGTTTATCATTTATAAGAAAGTGTAAGTGTCCTATTATTGGTGGACATTTTGAAATTAGTGGGTTTCAGGTTATGAATGGTGTTATTCACCCTATGGGATTAAATAAGGCAATCTTTGATAGATTTGAACTTGTGATGTCCGGTCACTTTCATTTAAAACAAAATAATGGAAATATTCATTATCTTGGAACTCAATATGAATTAAATTTTGGAGACATGAATAGTCCAAAAGGATTTCATGTTTTAGATACTGAAACTAGAGATTTACAGTTTATAAAAAATCCAAATAAAATATTTCATCTGATTAAATATGATGATTCTTCGGAAGAAGGATTGGAGAATATTTTAAAAACAGATTTTGCTCAATATAAAAATGGATTTATTAAAGTAATAGTTACAAATAAATTAAAACCATTTGGATTTGATAAATTTATTGATACTCTTTATTCTTTGAATCCTCAACAACTTACTATTGTTGAGGAGTATCATGATAAACAAAATCCTATTGACATTGACATAACAGAAGATACAATGTCTCTTATAAATAAAGAGATAGATAATCTTGATCAGGTTCAAGATAAATCAAAATTAAAAGTGATTATTAAAGACTTATATATGGAGAGTTTAACATTATGACACCAAATGAAACACCACCAAGCCAAGGTGAAAATAGACAACCAGTTTTTAGTCCTGAAAATTTAAAGTCAAATTCAAATGACATGAAACCAGTGCTTAACAAGGAAGGAATTCCTGTTAGAACTTCTCATAGTTATTATCAAGGAATGTTTGATTATAATACAAATACTTTTGCTAGAAAAGAAAGATTTATCAATAGAACATATGCAGGTAAGTCAGGAGTTCACGGTTATGGAGTATTTGCAAAGGAAGATATAAAGGCAGGAGAAATTATAGAAGAATGTCAAGCAGTTCTTCTTGATACTACTTTCCCAAATAATAAAGACTGGGTTCTTGGTAGATATTGCATGACATGGGTTGCAAACAGTGAAGTCGATAGAGTACACGGTCCAACTATGTCAATGATGCTTGGTCATGGTATGATATACAACCATTCAGAAAAACCAAATGCATATGTCGTTCAAGATACTTTCATGAAGGTATTTACATTTTATGCATTGACTGATATTCCCAAGGGTACTGAAATCACATGGTACTATGGTACTGGATATGCACAAAGAATAAAAGATGAAGGTAAAATTACCCACTCAAAAGGTGTACCTGATGGATTAGCAAATATTCCTACAGGTCAAGCAAATAATCTTTCTGGTTATGCAGTTCCTGCGACCCCAGATTCATTTACAAAGCAAAATCCTAATGCTAAAAAGGGAGGATGTGGTTGTGGAGCAAAGAAGCAACCGCCTCCAACTGAAACACCAGAAAAGAAAGTACCATTTAGATCAATGGTTGTACCCGATAAGATTCTAAACGAAGAAACACCACAACAAACAAATGATAAGGTTCCAGAAAGTTCGGTTTAAAAATTTTGGATCGTTTGGTAATACATTTACAGAACTAGTATTGGACAAAAATAATACCACTCTC